CACTCGATTTTAAAAACAGCACAGAAACGGCAATTCCGGCAGGAGCGGTCGTATTATTCGGTGGCAGGATGGGCGTGGCTGGCGGAGAGATTTCGGTTGGTGAAGTCGGCACTCTCCACGTCGTCGGCGTCTTTGAAATCCCGAAGAAGACAGGCGTTGCGCTTGCAATGGGCGACGCGGTTGTGTATACGGATGCAGATGGGGTTGACAAGGCCACAGCTGCGGGAATGGGCTACGCCGTAGCAGCGGCTACGGCCGAGCAGGCCACGGCTGTAATCAAGCTCTTGGGATGATGATATGGGATTTAAAGACATTGTCAGGGAGGACATCCAGAAAATTTTCATTGTTCCGGAGGAATTTGGAGCGGTTCATCAGATTAATGACAGAAGAATCCCAATTGTGATTGACGACAATGAGATGATTGAGCGAGAAAAACGTACTCCGATGATGGATGGCGCCGAGGGTATCTATAAGCGCCAGCTACTGTTTTATGTGGCGGCATCGGAGTTTGGTCCTCTGCCGGCGGCGGGAAGGACATTAACCCTGGATGGCCGGCCATATCAAATTACGGATGCAATCAACGAAGACGGGATATATTCCATCAGTTTGAAGGCGGTGCGGGCAACATGAGAATGCAGATGAATATCCGATTGGAAAATCAGGAACGGATTATGAAGCTTTTACAGGAGTCAGGGAAAAAGACGAAGCCCATTATCAAGAAGGCGGTCAATGAGGCGGCGGGTAAGGCCAAGGAGAAGATTTATAGCGGTGCCAAACAGGAGTATACGGTAAAACGGTCTATCTATTCCAAAAAAGATTTATTCATAAAAAAGGCAACCGTTTCCCGGCTGTATGCACAGCTGGAAGTATCTGGCTCCCCCTTGTCTTTGACAAAAGCCTATAAGACAGCGAAGGGTGGGAAGCGGACGGCGGCGAAGGCGGCGGTAAAGAAAGGTTCCCTAAAACCTTTGCAGAAGGGGAGTTTAAAAGGATTTGTAAATCAGATGCGGTCGTCACATAAGGGCATCTTTCAGCGTACTTCGAAGGCAAGGTTCCCAATCAAGGAACTGATGGGACCGTCTGTTTCTAAGCTCTCCGAAACGGTCTACCGGCCGATGGAGGGAGAACTACAGGAGGGGCTGAATAAGGCTCTTTTGAATTTTATCGACGAGGCGTTCAAGGTGTAAAGGAGAATAAGATTGACGAATAACCAGTTGGAGCAAAGTTTGATTAGCGAGATTGAAGAATTGTCATCTGAGATTCGCCTGGAGGGGATAGACGGTCTGGAGAAGCGATTAAAAGGATACGCGGAAGCGATTCCGCAGATTCCACTCCCGAAACATTGGAGCGATGAGGCCGCCGATGACCTCGGGGAAATCGACCCGGAGGATGCATTAATCCCGTATTTCATTGTCAAAACAACAGAGATTTCCTATCAGGAAGGAGAAGGAGTGGCCAAGCTCTATCTCCTTTTTTGCATCTGTGACCATTCACAGGAAATGCAAGGGTATCAGACGCTGTGGAACCTTTTGAACCGTATTACAGGGCGATTTAGGGCAGATACGGTTTTAGATGCCTTTTATTGCGAAAAACGGATGAGGGCCGTGATTCAAGACGAGGACACCTATCCGTATTTCTTTGGCGGAATTGAGATGGAATGGAATCTTCCGGAGATGGAAGAAGATGAGGTGATTTAATATGAAAAAAGAAAGTAGAAAAGCCGGAATAGACACTCCGGTCAGTGTATATCTGGGACCGTCGTTTTACGGGATTATCCAGAAGGGGACAGCGTTAAAAGAGGGAAGTCTCCCCAAGTTTGAGACTCTTTTGGGAACTTACCCGTTTCTGAAAGGACTTTTAGTGCCGGCGGCTGAGTTGGCGGAAAAGAGGAAGCAGCTGAGAGCCAAAGACGGCGAATTAAATGTGTTATACCGCAAGGCAGAGCAGATAAAGGAGGAACTGCATGTATAAACATGGAATTGAAGTAGAAGAAAAAAAGACAACCTATCAGCGCCCGCTTGCGACCAGTTATGGCGTTCAGGTGGTGGTGGGGACAGCGCCGGTTAATCTGACTAAAAATCCAAAGGAATACGTAAACCGTCCGGTGCTGGTACAGTCGTTTGCGGAAGCGGTTGAAAAACTGGGATACACAGATGATTGGAGCTATACGCTGTGCCAGAGCATCTATGCATCTTTTCAGATGTTTCATGTTTATCCGGTTATTTATGTGAATGTACTGGATCCGGATAAGCACAGCAAAGATGCAGCGGAAGCCTCCTATACAGTCAAAAACCACCAGGTGGCACTTGAAAAAAATGGAATTTTACTAAGCAGTATCCAGATAAAAGCCCAGACAGAAGGTGAAGCCCTGAAATTAAATGAGGACTATGTTTTGAGCTTTGACAGCAAAGGAAAGAGCGTTATTACATTGCTCAGCACAGGGGCTGGATATGCTTTGGAAAATATTCGGGTAAGCCATAAATATTTGGATCCGTCGATGGTGACGGAAGAGGATATTATTGGTGCCTATGATGTGGAAACAGGGAAAGAAACAGGATTGGAGCTGGTCCGTCGGGTTTATCCCATGTTTCATCTCTCCCCAGGGTTAATTCTTGCACCAGGGTGGAGCCAGAAGCCAAACGTCGGGGCTGCGATACAGGAAAAGTGTACAGAGATTAATGGCGTATTTCGATGTGAGTGTGTGCTGGACTTAGATACAGCCACCACCAGAAAATACAGTGAATGTGGAACGGTGAAGAAACAAAACGGATATACGGACCCCCATGCAATTGTTCTGTGGCCGGAACTGCTAACGGGTGGGAAACACATGGCATTTTCTGCGGCCTATGGAGCGATGGCCAGCTATTACACGGCGACGAATGGAGATGTCCCTTATTTGTATCCGTCCAATCGCCTTTTGAATGTTGAAGGGGCAGTATTAGCGGATGGAACGGAGATTACACTGGACCAAACACAAGCGGCCTATCTGAATGGAGATGGCGTTGTGACGGCTATCAATGACGGCGGTTGGAGAAGCTGGGGAAATAATACCGGATGTTATCCGGAAAATACAGATCCGAAGGATTACCGAATCGCCTGCCGGAGAATGTTCAGCTTTGCGGCAAATTATTTTATCCGCCAGTATCAGAGCCGACTGGATGCTTCTATGAATCGCAGGACCATTGATGATATTGTGAACAGCTTTAATATCTGGGGAAACAGCCTGGTTAGCCAGGGGATGTGTGCCGGCCTTCGGATGGAATACGACGAGAGTGAAAACGATAATGAGAGCCTGTTAAACGGCCATGTGAAAGTGAAAATTTATCTGGCCCCGTATACGCCACTGGAATACATTCTGGCGTCAGAAGAGTTTGATATGACGGCGTTACAGGCGTCTATTGTGGGCAGAGAGGAGTAAGAGAATGAAAATACCGCAGGTAATTAACCGATTTAATTTATATCGAAACGGAACAAAGCTAATCGGAACCTCCGGCGAGGTAGAACTTCCGGAGGTAACAAACCTGACAGACACCATCGAGGGAGCCGGGACAGGAGGAAATCTGGAAATCCCCGTTATAGGACTGACAGATACAATGGATATCCAGATTCCCTACACAACACTGAGCAAAGATGCGTTTTCTATGATGAATCCAAACGAGGCGGCGGATCTGCTTTTGAGTGGTGCGATTCAGGGGATGGATAGCGGGACGGGGAAGGTTGGCTATACGCAGCTAAGCATTGCTGTTCGCGGAGTAGTTAAAACCTTTACACCCGGAAGTGTAAAGGCAGGGGCAAAGATGGAGTCCAGTGTGACTTTAAGTCTCAGCTATTACAAGATTGTGATTGACGGAACAACGATGCTGGAGATTGACAAGCTGAATGGTGTTTACATTGTAAACGGAGAAGATGTTTTAAAGGAAGTCAGAAACATGTGTTAAGGAGGGCGTATGGAAACAAAAAATGAAAAAGATGCACCAGAGAAGGCACCGGATAAAAAAGAGAGTTGGAAGATTATAAAGCTTAGAAAACCGGTTTCCCATATGGGAATGCAGATTGAATCTCTGGATTTAACGGGATTGGACGATATGACGCTGGATGACATGGCAAGAATTTACAGTATTTATGATGAGATGGGCGGAACTGGTACGGTAATGCAGGAATCCACCCTTCTGTTTGCTAAATTAACGGCCCAGCATCTGACGGGACTCCCACTGGAAGTATTGGGACATTTAAGCGCCAGAGATGCGATTGTGTTAAAAAACAGGGTATACCGTTTTTTCTACATGTCGGTATAGCCGGATTCCGCGACATCCGGGAGGCGAGGA